GGTGATACTAAAATTGTTGTTTTATCAAATCTATCGTTATTATCTCCTACTTGATATGAAAATCTTGCTGCCTCAATTAATGCACGTTGAATAGTTTTAAAAGGTCTTGCTCGACTATTCCCTCTATTACTAATATCATCTGTTGCATCAAGTTCTTCAGGATTAACGTAAATTACATTACCTGTGACATTCTTGAGAAAATTTTCGAGTCTGCTTAACGGCATACCTATAAATACTGACACTATCTCCTTCAACCTATTTATACTATGGCATCTGGTCCCAATACTGAAAAATTAATAGTGACCTTTCAAGAGAAAGCAAAGAAAGCTGCGAAAGATAAAACTGAAGTAGATGATTGTCAAAAGGGTTTTGAAATAAAAGATTCAGAAGATAATATTCTTGCTAAGATAGAAAACTTAGAAGAGGTTATAAACAGATTCGATCCTATTACTGAAGGATTAGACGATCGTATATTAACACTCAATGTACCCGTTAGTAATGCACAAACAGAATTATATAATTTGTATGTGGGTGCTGCACAAGCAGGATGTTCAACATATGCATCTGACGCGACACCAGTTATAGATGTGGTGAGAGATGTAGTTACATTATATAATTATGATTATACTGACGAATCTTATACAGGTGAAGATCCTTTCAATGAAAGTAATTTTGCATTGACCTCTTCAATCTTGGAATTGCAACTCATACTGCTATAGCGGCTGTGAGTATTGGAACATTTTATAATGTAGCAGGGGCAGGAGCAACATGTGTATCTTTTGCAAGTAGCATCAGTGCAAAAAACAACGAGATATCTTCATTACGAGTGCCACGAGATAACGTCATTACACCTTTAAATAAAATAAAAGAAGCACGATCAGAATATCAATTGCAAAGATATGGATATCGTAGAACACAAGTCGAATTAGATTCTGATATTTCCACTGCAAATTTGATTGTACAAACATTGCAAGACCCTGATTTTACTCAGTTTATAAGAGAATGAAGATAGAATTTGAAAAACAATTAGGTAAAGGTACAGATCCTTGGTATGCGAAAGCAGAAAGGTGGGTGAAGAAAAAATTCAAGAATCCATTTTTACAGCATCTTGGACTAGGATTTATTGCATGGTTGAAAGAAAAATGGATAGAAGGTAAGATTGACATGGAGATGTCTAGTGTAGATTCTCAGATAGAAAAACTGCACGAGGAGTGGGATGAAGAAGAAAGTAAACAATTTGCACCTGAATACACTGAAACACCGTCTGAAGTAAAAGGATTGATGGACATGGAGATCAAGCGTCCAGAGTAATTATCTTTTCTTTTTCTTTTTCGAGTTTTTTCTACGAGTGAACTTAAAATTTCTATCTCCGTTTATTGCTTGACAACGCCTAATGTGAGAACCAAATTCAATTCTACCATTGCATATATGTCCACATACAGGGCATGTTATTTTGCTCATTCACATTCATTATGCAACTCTTAATCTCTGGTGCCAATCTGGTTCCGTTTCCTCTTCAACCTTAATTGGTTCTGCAGTTACAGTATAATAGGCATTCAATGAACCACCTCCACCGTTTCTTATTATAACTTTCATTCCCCACTGTATTTCTTTTACAAACAATTCCTGAGCTGTCCCTATGGCAGTCAATTGCACTGCAATTGTTTCTGGTTTGATTTTACCTTGCCAATCTTCTGGTAATTCTATGATTCCATCGGTGTGGACTTTTCCGCTTGTAGTGTAGCAATGCATTGTTCTAGATGTTCAATTCGCTTATTTTGTTCCTTAATTGCCTCAACTAAGAGACCTGTAAGGTTTTCATACATAATGCCTTTGACTTCTTTTTCTTCGCCATCAGCATCTATGGTCATATTTATAACGACTTCTGGAACTACTTTTTCAGTATCTTGAGCAATCAATCCCATCTTCGTTCCCGGTCTATTTTTTGCTAACTTAGGATGATCCCATTCAAACGTTACACCTTGAAGTTGTAGAACTTTAGATAGAGGTGATAGTATAGGTTGTATATTCTTTTTTAAATTTCTATCAGAGTGAGCATGCAGGAGAAATAAAGACGTGCCATTGTGTTTCCAATTACCTCTAAGTGTGCCATTTACAGATGTAAGAGTCATCGTTGGTGCTGCACAGAATTTATTTGGTTCTGCTGATGTTTCTCCACCAACTGCTGTCTGTTTTCCTATTCTATTATGAAACCCAAGCATATTCTTCAGTCCTACACCATTATGAGTTCCAATATTATTAGTCACACCGATCATATTATTCAGACCGAATGCATTCAAAAACCCCATTAGGTGTGTGCCACCTGTTACTTCAAGTGTCAGACCCGGAATTGCTGATACAAATGGTGGTATTCCCGGTCCCATCTGACACATTGCTCTTGCAAAACCTGTGGGTGGAACTGCACCAAAAAATGCAGGACCGACACATGATAACGTTCCGTTGAACGGTAATTTAGAATTGAGTGTAAATGCTGACAGATCAAGTTTTACCGGTATAGATGGACCGATATAAAGTTTACCTGTTGATACCTCTGGTGATTCCATTATTTTTCCTGTAGTTTTTGCACGACTGATTTTGCTTGCATAGGTGCTATATCATTTAGTCCATTTGCATCGAACCATGGTGCTTCCTCCCAATCGAAACCTTCACCAAACGTATTGTCAGGTGACATGACATACCAATGACATCTAGCGTCAGGTATATCTACAGCACACACTGCCCAATCATCTGCCCACTGAGGCACTTGAACATACATCACAGGTAGATGATTAGCAAAGAGTGATAATATAATCGAGAAAAAAATCATACGCCTAATAAGAATTGATCAAGAATACTGTTTACAATATCACTTGTGCTAGTTGGTATAAGTTTAGATTTCTTCTCATAAACATATACCGGATTACCCACTATAAGATTCCATCCTTTTGAATGTGTAATCATAGTGTCTGCTGCTGTAATAACACATTTTGTTCCAAATGCTTTGAAATTGTTATCTGCATCTAACATTATATCTCTTTTACAGAAAACAGTAAAGTCTCCATCATCTGCAGTGGTTTCCATTGTAATATTTCTTGCAGAGACATTGAAGTCACCTTTTGCATCTATATTAACATCACCATCTGAATAGATGTGTAATCCACCTTCTCCCTGTGCTATCATATTACATCCTTTTTTATTTGGTTTACCTGATCTGTTTACAGATCTGAGTTCCCATCCACCATCATCAAATATTCTAAGACTCGCTCCACAACCTCCCGCTAATTGAACTTGATCAGGACGAGATGTTTTAGCATCAGTATTCAATCCGACTCTAAGAAATCCATCTTCGGGTGTGTTTATGACTAGTGGGGGAGTTTTTCTTTCCATTAATAACTACTCACACAATCAACAACCATAACTCCATCTGCAGGAATCGTTGAATCATAATCTTCTACCTTTCTATATCTCATAATGGGTCTCACAAGTGCTCCATAACCAGTTTTTGTTTTTATTGATAGAGCAGGAATCACTTTACAACCTTTATGAGCAGAAATAACTCTAGCATCAATTATTCTTCCATCACTATCTAACACCATTTTAAGTTGTCCACATTCACTTGTTATGATATCATCAGGTTTATAATCTCTTCCTGTGTTTATTATCTCAACACCTTCTATTTCTCCAACAACACTTATTCCATCACTATCAGAAATATCTGTTGGGATTTGATATCCTCCACCACCTCTTCTAATGATAATATTGACGACTTGACCATTTTCAACAATTGCTTCACCTTCAGCACCATTGCCTCCACAGTTGTCAAGGATACTTACAAAAGGTTTTGAGGTATAACCAAAACCAAGTTCTTGCATATTAACACCCACAATAGACCCATACTCATTCACAACAGCGTTTGCCACTGCTCCTATTCCTCCACCACCAAATATTTCTATCTTAGGTGCACCACATACTTTCTTATCTATAGGGCAAGGTCCGACTATCGCTGCAACTTTATCTGCATTCTCAAGATCATTTTCATCTAATCCAAAGAATTTTTCTATTCCATCATTGACTGACTTTCCAAAACCTACAGCATCAAATTTAGATGATATATCAATAGTTTTTTTGAAATCGAGTGTTTGTTGTTTTGATGGACCGAAGTTCAACGCCCAATCATATGGTTCTGGAGGGCATTTTGTATCTTCACAAGATAGCAACTTCAAACCTATCTGAACATAATTCATTGCTTTATCAAGAAAACCCATAAAAGACCCAATAGGACCCAGTATTCCTGATATAGTATTCATTGCATCACTTATCTTCTTTTCAATATCATTAAAGAATCTTGTATTCAACCCTGCTAAAAACTGCTCTGCAGCACATAATGGTGCTTGTACAAGTTTACCTATTAGTCCTATCAAAAATTCTTCTATAACATTTTGTAGACTCTTAATAATATTTTCTATAACACAATATATTGAATCGACTGCTTTCTTGACAGCAATATCTTTCAATAAACTATCGAGTTGTAAAAAACCCATAAGATTTTCTACCAACTTATAAATCTTATCAAACAAATACTTTCTTGCAAGTCTAATAACCGTTGCATATGCCCCAGAAATGACTTGTGCAGTAGTTCTTGCAAGTTCCGCTACATCAGCAATTTCATCCATCACAGGGTCAATATAAGTGTCTTGAAACTTATTCAATCCATTTGTAACTTCGATAAATGATGCTAAAGATCTTGAGACTTCATGTAAAAACCCTTTACCACCTTTACATTTTTTTGCTTTTTTGACGATTATTTTCTTTTCATCAATATCATTCTGTTTAGTTACATTCTTCGCTATATTTACGCCATTAGTTTCATTAGGATTGACACCCCCAATTTGATTGAGTGCGGACCATTCCAAGTCTGGTTTAGCAAACATTTCATAAAACTCTGAACTACTATTAGATGCTAATAGATATTCAGTTTCATTTCTAATTGAAAATTCAGTTTGAAATGCCCCTAATATTATAGGAATTTGTCCATCCTCACCGTCAGCAAAATATCCATGAACTGTTTCTCCACCTTGTAGGCATAATGTAGTGCCTGCATGATGTTTACCCGCACCAAATGTACATGGCACCGATACATGTGCCCATGGTAATTTCTCATCAGGTAATTCACTTGAAGGAGGATGCTTACCAAATATTCTTACCTTGACTCGATACCCATACAGGTCATGATACTCTCGCCAAGCTGCATCAGTTGTCACCTGACCCACAAATGGCATGTTGCCATCTTGACCAAAGAAATGTACCTTATTGAGACGAGATTCCAGTGCCATTTAGTCGTCGTATACTAAACATTCAGGTTCATCTGGGTGCAAATCACAAAATAATTCGAGTGCATTAGGATCATGATGATCCCCTGCAGCAATCTCATCTTTGTGATGCTCTGCATACTCTTCTAACTCTTGCAATTCTTCTTTTGCATGTCTTCTAGCAGCAGGACTGGCAATTGGATCAGAAATGATCTCTTTGTCGTGTGCTATGTGATCTTCTATACTTTTCATGTTAATTTAGAATAAGCGTCTCTAACTAATTTCAGTCCGGTAAAATCACCTTGAGATCCTAGTTGATGAGACAATGATTTAATCATATAGTATCCACTAGCAGGATTGTTACTATTACTATTGGATTTGTCTATATTTATTCGAGGAAATTTGACCTTTACCACAGAACCTGCGGATAACTGTACGTTCATAGGCACCGTAATCACAAGTGTTTGTGAAAAGAGTGCAGCATAACGTGATTGCCTCTTTGCTTCATATAATACATGTTCCTGTGGTGTAGTCAAGTCATTTGTGTAAGTTCCCTTATCTATAAAAGATAGCATCATTCTTGAGGGTTTATCAGTGAAAAATTCAGGAACAAATGGTTGTTCATTCGATAGCATTGTAGCATTTACACCAGATTCTTCCTGAGATTTTGGTTTATACTCATGTATCCCTTCCGTACCCCTATAAGCTACTACATGTTTTCTTGTATTGATATCAAAGAAAGTATTATATGCAGAGTACTGACCTAGTGATAATTTTTCTAATAAATTATCATTATTAGACCATGAAGGTTCATCAACAATATGAAAGTCATTTTCTGGGTCTAGTGCATTGAATGATGCCACCTTTTGATATTCCGGTATACTATCTTTATCTTCCTTTATTTGACTAAAAATACCATCAGGACTTCTAAACTTATATCCTCTTATAGTTTCCCAAAAGAAAAATCCAGATCCACCTCTTGTTAGATTTTGTTGAGTTCCAATCTCAGGTATAGATTTTGTTGCCAGACCTACACATGTTTGTAACGGTCTCTTATAGTTACCACAAAAAGATATTTTGTTTCTTGGTTTCTCGAAATTTTCATCTAATACTTTATCATCTAATATATCTAAAGTCTCCTTCAAAAACTTCTTGATTAATACATCCGCTTTTTCATCATAACGTTCGTAAAGTCTAGTAAAATGATTATGGAATGTGCCTTTAGACTCAAGTTGCATTACGAAGAATTCCTTTTTAGAAGTGCTACCAGAAGTCTTGATATTACTAATAAATAATGGTTCTTTATCAAAATCAATAACACCAGAAGGAGTCTTTATACGAAAAAATACTTTTGATCCACTCCTTATAGGTATACTATGCAACTTCCCTGCAGTATCAAACACCATGACCTCAACATGGAATGAAGCATCTATCATGTCTTCATAAAACTGAATTGGTCCTAATTGTTCTGTGATTACAAATTCTTCTTTGTCATCTGGTGTTCTGACAGTAAAAAACTCTATCTTTGCTCCCTTTGAATAACTCATTATGCTGTCAACTCACTATATGCCTTGATGGTATTTATTGTGCCTAAGTAGGGATCTTCTGTATCAGAATTGAATGCTATATTATTTCCATTATTTCCATCATTAATAATCCTAACATCAGATAAATCTTTATTATTAGTATCAAAATTCTTATTTTTTCTGAATAAGTTTTTCTGTATTACTCTATTCTTGTTATATTTCTTTATTATTCTCTGATTCTGAAGAATTGTTTGTTCATTTGCTTTTTTGTTTAGTAAGTCTAGTTGATTTCCTTTCTTAATAATATTCTGTACATCTTCATTTGTGGATTTATTTTTTATACGTTCAAATTTTGGTTTATTCTGATCATATTTTTTGATTATTTTACTTGTTTCATCTGAAAATGTAACTTTATCCTGAGCTTTCAGAATTTTCTTTTTGCCGGGTTTTGTTCCACCTTTTGTTACTTTGGGTTTGACTTCGACAGGGGTTTTCTTTTTAAATATTCCCCCCTTACGAAATTGGATTGGTTTAAAAGGAACAACCTTACCTTTCATTAGACCAAATTGAAATTTCTTTCCTAAAATCTTTTTAGCGAGTGTACCATTTAGCAAACTTAATAGGAATTTTTTAGTAAGAATTAATCCACCTGCCTTTATCACTGCTGCACCTACAATAACTGCACCCACTGTTCTATATACACCTGTGCCGATACCTCTATTATATGCTTTATCTACATCGCTTTGAGTAGCACCCCCACGACCAAAAGGACCTAATAGGAAAGGTTTAAGTGCTTGATTATCTTTATCTCTACCTGTGGCACGTAATATAAATGCTTTCAAATCTTCATCATATTTTCTAAATTTATCAAGTGCCTTATCAAAACTGTCTAAACCTACTGTAAACTCAGTTCTTTTATTAATTCTTACTTCTTGTCTTTCTAATTCTCTTCTTCTAAAATTTGATCCCGTAACACCGGTTGCTCTGTCTGCAGCACCACTTGCAAGTGATGATCCGGCAAAACTACCTACAGCACCACCTAACAAACCACCTATAGCAATTCCAACTGGTCCTCCGAGTGCTCCTATAGATGCTCCTATCTTAGCACCTGCAGTAAATCCTCCAAGACCACCTAACAATCCTGCTCCTGCTCCTACCCCTGCCTGTAGATTTGTTTGACCTGAACTCTTTCGTCCCATGAAATCTGCAGCAGTAAAAGCAGTATTCAATAAAACATTTGTTCTACTTAGTCTTCCTAATCCTTTTACTTTTCCAATTCCTTTGGTTACTTTTGGTTTACCTTTTCTCAAAAGTGATGCCCCACCACCTATACCGGCACCTATTCCAAGTAAATTAGCATTATCATCTTTACTCTGTCGTTTTAAGGAAGAAAATGCTTTTGCTCTTGTATCACTTAATTCTTTCTTTTTGCTTAGTAAAAATGATTTTGCAATTATCTGTGCTCTATTACTAGTCCTTATAAGGGTGTTAAGTTTTTGTGCTGATGATACTAGTAAACTTCTTCTATTCAGCAACACACCTATGTTCATACTACTGCCCCTCCACCATATTGTAGAATATAACTTATTTTACTATTGTCACTGAATTCAGGATTTACAGAGATATTACTACTTGATACTAATTGTGGTGAATATTTTACTCCTTCCATCTTATTATTCTGTCCGTCATCATCACCACCAAAATCAAATACATTTATATTTTCACCCATAGTATCATCATCTAAAAATGCGAGATCATCGTTTGTTAGATCTTGAGGAAGAGAATTAAGAAATAACGGTTGTATATCAAACATGTTCATATAGTTGTCAACAAAAGAATCTGATTCCCTTTCAATATTATCTGTTTTCAAAGATTCTGTTTCTTCTTCATCAGATTCTTCTTTATCACCTACACCTAAAAAATTAAGAATTTTATCTTTGTCATCTCCAACAGATTCACCCACAGTTGGAGGTAATTTTACATCCTCTACCACTCCGGAAGTAAAAGGACTAGTTGTTATATTTATTTTATTATTGTTGACATTGGATAAAATATTGTCAAATCTATCTGTTGTTAATCTAAATCTTTTAACATCATTTTGTGATAGCAATTGTGGAAATGCCTCTCTCTTTGTCAATTCAAATCTTCTCTGATCACCACTACCTCTTGAACCTAAGAATGAACCTAAACCTAATAAACCACCGCCACCTAATAACAATGGCAATAAACTTCCTCTACCACCTCCTCTTGGTGCTACTACTCCTCTTCCACCACCACCTCTAAGCATTCCACCTAAAACCACACCACTTGTGAGTCTTACAATATCTGGTAAGAGAGCACCCACTGCTATGGAGGCATTCTGTATTCCTCCACTAATATCACCCTCTAAAAATTGTTTTCCTGCTATGAGAGCAGTAATACCGCCAAGTCTCCTTCTAAAACCTCTAAAAGATGCTCCTAGTGCTGTTAGTCTATCTTTCTCATCCTCTAATAGTTTAAGTTCTTGATCATCAAGTTCCTTTTTCTTACTATTTGATGCCTGAACTTCCTGTGCTATACTTTGTAAATTATTTTTTACCTGTTCTATTTCTAGTGCTAACTTACCTAATGCAACAACATATTTGGGTGATAACTCTTTTCCTTCTTTTTCATTATTAACAATATTATCATAGGCAATACTCATTCTCTGAGACAATGGTTTGACACCTAAAGGTTTTGGTTTAGTTTTTTCATCCTCTTTCATTCTATTTGGTATCATAGAATTTTGAGGTGTTACTAAACCTTCAGGGATCATCATGCCCCCTATCATCACCATTTTTTGTCCCGGATTAAGCATTCTTTGCTTGTTGGTTTTCTAAATTACGTTTCTCGATGAAGTTTTGAAGCATTTTTACATAAGTTTGCTTCTCCCACGGTACCATGTTCTCTATCTCAGTGATGCTCCAGTTATGATGTTGCACTAAAGCGAAAGTTGTCTCCATAAAATTTGATAAAGACTCATGATACATCATTATGCGAAAAAATTTGATAAACCCTCAATTACAATCTTGTTATCCTTTTTAGTATTAGGATTTGTCACAGTGGTTTTATAAACCAGTTTGGGCATACTTGTAAAGAATTCTTCAATTTTTTGAAACTGAGAAGAACTCAATTGCTCAATAAAGTCCATTAATTCTTTCTTTGTGCAATCAGATCCTGACCATGCTTCGTCTGAGTTGTAAATTTGATCTATACAATCAACAACATTTCCAAATGCTTTGTCAAGTAAATCATCTTTCACTTTAGATGGAAAGAAATTATTCTCAGCAAATTGACTAAAAGATGGGTATTTCATCTTAAGATGTAAGTCATCTCCCAAGTCTATAGTATCTGAATGTTCATCTGGAATATCTAATTTGATGTCAGACATTTGTATGGTCAAAGGGACTTGAGTCTCCCCGTCATCCTCACAAGTGACCAACAACTCCACAGATTCGCCGACAGATTTACCTCTTATATTCAAAAATAGAAATTCTAAATCAAAACTAGGAAGTTCGTCTATCTTCACACGAGAGATAACACATGACTTGAGTACATTCTTTAGAGTGTTGAGAATTGTTTTCTCCTCACCACTTTCCAATGCTATAAGTAAAGATTTCTCTTCTTTTACAAGGAAAGGTCTATATTTTATCTTTTTGTTTGATGAAATTAGATCTAATTCAAATACCGGTGTTGAAACCTTTGGTAATGGCATAATTATTTACTTCAGTGGCTTTATTTAGCAGTTCAAAAGGGACTTATATAATTCCTTGCTTTTTGCTTGATTACTCTATCTTCATCAGAAGTTCTAGCACCTCTATTGATAGTAAAGTAATCGTATTTGAAACTTACAGTTGTTTTTATCAATTCTGCATTACCATAGGCAAGTGGAGCAGCGATAATATTTGAAGGAAAAGCATTTTTCATATAATATGTAATAAAATAGGGTGTTCTTTTATCTACTTCACGTTCTGTTGACAGTCTCGACTCAGGCATTAGAAAATCAGAACTGAATGAGGTTATCTCTATCTCACACTTATAAGTTCTTGGATATTTCATATTTCTAAAAGTATTGTCTCTTGATCTTATTCCATCAACTCCACCATGCACCTGATTCTCAATTTGCATTGGAGAGATATAATCTACCCATGCATTGAATACATCTTGAGTATAGTAGTCTTTCTGAGAATAAAATGTAAGATTAAAATCAGGATATCTTCTATAAACTGCATAATTTTGAGTAACACCCTGCCTCAAACC